CAAAGCAACTGCTTTGGTAGTGGATATTACCACCAAAGTCATGCAGATGCAACTGGAAAATTCCCAACGTTATGTGGACACATACAATGCCCTGAGTAAAACTGGATTGACATTTGGCGGATCCCTAGAAGGCATGCGTAAGGCCGCAGTTGAGGGCGGCCTGTCGTTGGAGTATTATACAAAATTTGTAACAACCAGTGCGGCAGATCTATCCAAGATGGGTGGTGGCCTACAAGGTGCGGCTGCTCAGGTTGCAAAAATGGGCAAAAATGTCACAGACAACAACAAACAGTTGTTGGTCATGTACGGCAGTTACCAGGCAGTGGATGAAGCACTTGCTCGCTTTGGCGCACAAGCGGCCAGTGCTGGTTTTGACACAGTCAAGGATCGTGCAAAGTTAAACGCAGGTGCACAGGAATACCTGTATAGATTAAAAGACTTGACTGAGCTAACTGGTATAAGTGCTGACCGCCTGAAACAGGAAGAAGATGAGCGCCAGCAAATGGCCGACTATCAAGCATCGTTAGTAGGGCTAGGAGACGAAACAGTTGCTGACCGTATAGCCAAAACTTTAAGTTTTGTTGGCGCAACATTAGGGCCAACGTTTGACAAATACGGTGCAGAATTTTTTGCAAGGAATGGACAAGTCATTTCGGAAGTTGGTCTAAAAACAAAAGCATTTGGTGGCACAGCAATCACAGTAACTGAACAGTTGGTTGCATTAGCAAAAAATTCAAAAGGTGTAGGTGAAGCAGAATTTATCAAACGCCGAGACGCAATTATTGAAGCGTCTAAAGGTCGTATTGACGAAGAAAATAAATTAAGAACCAGTACAGCAAGTTTAACTAGAGCAACAAGTGACGATGTGGTCAAGTTGATTAACACACTAACACAAGGGTTGAACGCCGGGCGAAGTTTGCGTAATAATTTGGCTGACGCTGATAAAGAAATATTAAAGCGTAGAAAAGATGCCAAAGGCGAATCGTCTGCTGAAGAGTACGCCAAACTACTGGAAAAGCAAAATGAATTAAAGATGCAAATGGACAAGTTAACAGCAGACAACTTGAAAAATGCTGCCGATTTGGCTTCAAATTTATTTAAAATTAACCAAATGCTTGTTGATAAGTTTACTCCACTGTTTGGAACAGCAGTTGCTACCTTTACAAAAGCCGTTGACAAATTATTAAAGATGATGGAAGAAGAAAATCCTACCAAGACAAATAATGTTAACAGCAATAATGCTATACAGTCAATGCAAACATCAGCCGGTGCGGCTGCCGCACGTAATGAAGTAATTAGTGGGCGCATTGGTAAAAATGAAGCCAAGAATATTCTTGACAGCGGTTATCAACGAGACATAGATGCATTTGGCGGAAGAAAATTCCTTGAAGCAGTGGTAGCAGGGGATAAAACAGTTAAGCCAGTTTTTGGAGGACCGGCTGCAACTTCAGAAGGCATTAACGGTGGTAAACAAACCAATTATGGTGGATTAAATCTTCAAGGACAATATCCCCTCGAAGCAGTTCAAGGCGGTCCAGCAGAACAAAGAATAGTTGATGCTGTACAGCAGTTGTCCAAGAAATATCCAGGGTTGATAGTTAATGCATTTAATGATGCTTGGCATCAACAGAATGCGCCAGGTAGCCTACATACCAAAGGTAAGGCAGCAGATGTTAATATTCCTGGTATGAATGAAAAAATGGCCACCGAAATATCAAGTTTGATTTCGGGGATCAGTGCAAAGTATGAAAAAAAGGGTGATGGTAAGTCCACCGGCGATCATATTCATTTAGAAATGAAAAAACTAGGCGGTATTTCTAACAAACCTGCAATTGGCGGTGAAGCTGGCCCAGAAGCATTTGTGCCATTACCAGATGGACGTACTATTCCAGTAAGCATGGACAACACACATATGGTGACCAAACTACAAGAGCTAATTGATTTGACTAGAGATCATCTAGACACTTCGGAAAAAATACATAGGGCAGTTGCCTAACAGGCTATAAATATAGCATAACAGAGAATATCATATGGCCGGTTGGAAAAAATACTTTAAAACCAGTAACTTACCCAGTAACATCAGCCCCCTGGGCGGCGGACGCATTGCTGATCCCGGCATGCGTAACTATCAAAGCCAGTTGCCTGAAGTTTATATTGGACATCCAAACAGAGTTGAGCGTTACAACCAATACGAACAAATGGACATGGACTCAGAAGTCAATGCGGCCTTGGATATTCTTGCCGAGTTCATGACTCAAAAGAACGAAGAAAACCACACAGCATTTACCTTAAAGTTCAAAGAAACTCCCAGTGACAACGAAGTCAAGATACTTAAAGAACAGCTACAGCAATGGGTGGCCTTGAACGAACTAAACAAACGTGCATTTAAAATTGTGCGTAACACCTTAAAGTACGGTGACCAGGTGTTCATTCGTGATCCAGAAAACTTCAAGTTGATGTGGACAGAAATGAGCAAGGTTACCAAAGTCATAGTGAACGAAGGCGAAGGCAAAAAGCCTGAGCAGTACTTGATCAAGGACTTGAACCCCAACTTCCAAAACTTGACTGCCACAGCAGTGGCAACCACAGACACCTATACCAATCATCCGCAAACAGGTGGCCCCAGCGGTGCGTATGTACAACCACAAACACCATTTGGCGGCGGAAGTCGTTTTAGTCATGCCAAGAATGAAGCTCCTATCAATGCCGAACACATTGTTCATGTGAGTTTGACCGAAGGACTGGATGTATTTTGGCCATTTGGTAATTCGGTACTAGAAAACATTTTCAAAGTGTTCAAACAAAAAGAGTTACTAGAAGATTCGATCATTATCTATCGTGTGCAACGTGCTCCGGAACGCAGAATCTTCAAAATTGACGTGGGCAACATGCCTTCACACATGGCCATGGCCTTTGTTGAGCGCATCAAAAACGAAATTCACCAACGTCGTATTCCCACACAAAGTGGTTCAGGCAATCACAATGCCAACATGATGGATGCCACATACAATCCTCTAAGCACAAATGAGGATTACTTTTTCCCAACCACAGCAGACGGACGTGGAAGCACTGTTGACGTGTTGCCGGGCGGTGCTAACCTGGGTGAAATAACAGACTTGCGCTTTTTTACCAACAAGTTGTTCCGTGGCCTGCGTATTCCATCCAGCTATTTGCCAACCACAGCCGAAGATGGCACAGCGGCCTACACAGACGGTCGTGTGGGCACAGCATTGATTCAAGAATGGCGTTTTAATCAGTATTGCTTGCGTTTACAGTCTATGATTGCTGACCGTTTGGACTTGGAGTTCAAGCTGTTCATGCGCTGGAGAGGCTTTAATATTGACGGAAGCCTGTTTGATCTACAGTTTAATCCACCACAAAACTTTGCACAATATCGTCAAGCTGACATAGATAGTGCTAGAATTGCCACATTTACACAGCTGGAAGCATACCCTTACCTGAGCAAACGCTGGTTAATGAAGCGTTATTTGGGCATGACTGAACAAGAAATTACAGAAAACGAAATGTCATGGGCTGAAGAAAAAGGTGATGTGGAAACAGCACCAGTTGATGCACCAGGCCTGCGTACTGTAGGAGTAAGCCCGGGTGGTATTCAAAGTGATCTTGAAGGACTAGGCCCAGGCACCGGTGCGGCTGACACCGGTGCGGCTGACCTAAGCGGTGCACCTGGAGCAGATGGTGCTGCCGGGATAGGCGCACCAACCCCGGCACTTTAACAGCCAAAAGGGTAAATAGTAATACTATGCTTATTTTAGAACTATTTGATCCGGCACCCGAAGGTTATCATGATGCAAAAGATGATAATTCTACGCTCAAAATGACCGACAGCCGCAAGACTAGACTCACATTGGCACATCTAAATCAGTTACGCCAAAGCCACGATGTGCGTAAAGTAGAGCACGAAAAGAAACTAGAACAGGTGGCAAAGCAGTATGCAGTACCTGTTGAAGGTGCCGGTCCAGCCTTGTAATACTTCTAGTATTAATCTAATAATACCATATTTTTTTGGTATATCTTCGACGACTCAGTCAAAAACAGCCCATTTAACCCTTAATATATGTAGTTTTGTGTAAATAACATTACAAAGCCACTTATTAAGGAGTTCTTATGAACAAGTTTGAGAAATTAATTGAATACATCATTAATGATGAAGATCAAAAAGCTCGTGAATTATTTCACGACATCGTAGTAGAAAAATCCCGCGATATCTATGAATCTATCATGGAAGAAGAGAACATGGACGAAATGGTTCACGGTGACCAAATTGGTGACATGGAAGAAGAAATTGGCCACGAAGAAGTGGGCGAAGACGAAGATGATGATCACCAACCAGAACACGAATTTACTCTTGATGGCGATGACGATCAAGATGGCGCACCAGATGGCTCATTTCCAGCCGATGATGCCAATACAAAGCCAACAGAAGACAATATAGATGACAAGGTCATGAACATTGATGCCAAGCTAGATGAACTACTAGCCAAATTTGATGAAATCATGGGCAGTGACGACATGCCAGCCGAAGAGCCAGGCATGGATCATGCAGAACCAATGCATCACGAAGAACCACCAGTGGCTGAAGAAATGTACGAAGCTGAAGATTGCGACGACGAAGAGGCAGAAGACAAAGAAGAGAAAAAAGGCAATCCTTTCGCTAAAAAAGACGAAAAGAAAAAAGCTGATGAATCTCGCAAGTCCACAAGCGAACTAATGCGCGAATATGTTGACAAGATTCAAGACATGAATCTAACAGGTTCTAGCGAAGGTGATGCAGTAGGTGCCGCTGGTAAGAAAACCAGTATAAATGGCAAGTCTATTACAGGTCCTGGTGCTGATTTTGGCGGTACTGCTGTATCGGCCAAAGGTGGCGAACAAAACCAAGACGGTACAAGTGCTCCAAGTTCACCAAAACCACAACAAATCAAATCAGGTAACGTAAACACACCAGGCGGCAACGCTGGTAAGTCTGGCTTCAAAACCAAAGAAGGTGAATATAGCACCGAACATGGTAAAGAAGGCCAAACAACCAGTGGTACTGTGCCTGTAACCAAGAAATCTGTACAAGTACAGAACACCGGCAAGAAATAATTAGGGACTACAAATGGCTTTGTACCTACGCGAGAATCTTAGCTTTGACCGAGCTGGTATTGTAGTTGAATCTACAGAATCAGCTGACGGGAAGAAAAAAGATCTCTTCATGAGAGGGGTATTCATCGAAGGCGGCGTCAAAAACGCCAACGATCGAGTTTACCCTGTTCACGAAATTGAGCGAGCTGTTTCAACTATCAATGCCCAACTCAAAGGTGGCTACTCCGTTTTAGGCGAAGTGGATCATCCAGATGACTTAAAAATTAACCTAGATCGTGTGAGCCATATGATCACAGAAATGTGGATGGATGGTCCTGCCGGTTTTGGTAAATTAAAGATTTTACCTACTGCAATGGGACAACTAGTTGAAGCCATGATTACATCTGGCGTTAAATTGGGTGTTAGCTCCCGTGGATCTGGTCAGGTAAATGAAAGTAGTGGACACGTGAGTGATTTTGAAATCATTACCGTAGACATCGTAGCACAACCCAGTGCTCCTCATGCATATCCTAAAGCAATTTATGAAGGCCTGATGAATTACCGAGGTGGTGAACAAGTATTTGGTCTAGCACGTGAAGCTAGCCAAGATCAAAAAGTACAGAAGTACCTGAAAGAAGCTGTTAAAGGCTTAATCAAAGATTTAAAACTATAGGAGAAATATCCAATGTTAGATGCTATCAAACCATTGTTGGATAACGGAATTATTAACGAAGCAACTCGTCAAGAAATTTCTGAAGCTTGGGAAGCTCGTATTACCGAAGCCAAAGAACAAGTTCGTGCCGAACTACGTGAAGAATTTGCTCAACGTTATCAACATGACAAGCAAGTTATGGTTGAAGCTCTAGACAAAATGGTAACTGAGTCTCTCACTGCTGAACTACAAGAGTTCGCAGACGAAAAACAACAATTGGCGGAAGATCGTGTTGCATTCAAACGCACCATGGTCGAAAGCGCAGGTAAGTTCAATAATTTCATGGTTAGCAAACTAGCTGAAGAAATCAAAGAACTACGTGCAGATCGTAAAACTTATGAGAATGCTATCAGCAAACTTGAACAGTTTACGATCCGTGCTTTAGCAGAAGAAATCAAAGAATTTGAAGCAGACAAGAAAGCCGTAGTGGAAACTAAGGTTCGTCTAGTTGCTGAAGGTAAAGCTAAGTTAGCTGAACTACAAGACAAATTTGTAAAACAATCTGCCGCCGCAGTTAAAGAGGCTGTAACCAGTTCGTTAGAGTCAGAATTGACTCAACTAAAAGAAGACATCACATCAGCACGTGAAAACATGTTTGGTCGTCGTCTATTTGAAGCATTCGCAAGCGAGTTTGCAGGTACTCATTTGAATGAGAACAAACAAATCCGTCAGTTACAATCACAAGTTGAATTGGTAACTGGTAAATTGTCTGAAGCAGTTCAGAAAATTGAAGAAAAGAATGTGTTAGTTGAATCAAAAGAACGTGAAGTTCGTATTATTAAGGAATCAGCAGAGCGCAAGGACAAACTTGCAGAAATGCTGAAACCATTGAATAAAGAAAAGTCAGCAATCATGCGTGACCTTCTTGAAAGTGTGCAGACTGATAAATTACAGTCAGCATACGAAAAGTATCTACCAGCTGTATTGAACAACAGTTCTGTAAACACCCCAGCCCCTAAGGCTGCTGTGCTAACAGAAAGTCGTGCAGTAGTTACTGGTGATAAAACTGCTAAAACTGCCGTTACAAATCAACAAGCGCCTGACGTAATGTCAAACGTGTTTGAAATGAAACGTTTAGCAGGGCTTAATTAAACCCTAAAAGGAAAAAGGAAATAAAATGACACAACAATTATTAGAAAGCCGTTGGGGCGAAACTAAAGAAGCCCTGTTAGAAGGCTTACAAGGTTCTAAGCGCACATCCATGGCTGTAATCTTAGAAAACACTCGCAAGATGTTGGCAGAAAATGCATCTGGTGGCGCAACTCAAGCTGGTAACGTAGCTACACTTAACCGTGTAATTCTTCCAGTTATTCGTCGCGTTATGCCAACTGTTATTGCTAACGAAATCATTGGTGTACAACCAATGACAGGCCCAGTTGCTCAGATCCATACACTACGTGTACGTTACGCTGACAACATGACTGACTCATCAAGCTACGGTACATCCGCAGCCGCTGGTGACGAAGCACTAAGCCCATTCAAAATTGCCGTTGCATACTCTGGTAGTTCATCTACTGGTCAAGCTACTAGCACAGCCGCATTAGAAGGCGTTGCAGGTAACCGTATCAACGTTCAAATCTTGAAACAAGTAGTAGAAGCCAAGAC